TTATTATTTAGGTTGAAACATGGCGAATCAATACTCCATAACAGTGAGCGACGAATCAGCGATGATTCTGAAATCGATGAAAGAAAGCGGATACAAGGCATCCCAAGCGATTGATGAGGCAATCAAGACGCTTGGTCAAGCTGCTTTGACCAGACTAATAGCAATGCGACGACGACAGGATGCGGTAGAATGAGTGAAAGACGCTACTGGAATCTTTTGACATACTGTTCCCGCCCTAATTGCTTAAACGAAGCAACATATGGTTTCATTGACCAGTCAGTTGAAGGGTCTGATTTGATTTTGTTTCGATGTCGTACTTGCAGGAGCGTGGGTTTGTAATGATTAAGTCGCACGATCAGTGGAGCAAACTTGGCGAAGAATACCTAGGCGAACATAACATAGCTTGGGCGGAAAAGATGGAATCATATCCGACGCAAGTTGCAGGATCAGGCCCACTAACTTTGATGAAAGCGATCATGAATGATTACTGGGCAGATGTACCTGGTAAGACTCAGGATTGGCCAGCAGAACATGTTGACATGGTTATGGCCAAACTGTACTGGTGTTGGGTCGCATGGCTCGAAGCAACTCATGTTGAAGTTGGTGAGGAGGAATGAGCGATTACGCAAAGCCTTGTAAAAAATGTGGATCGTATTACCCTGGTGATTGTGCAACATCTGGTTGCAAAGACCTGGACAACTGTTCATGCGACGGGTGTGACGTTGTAAGATACTGGCGAGATAATCCTGATGAGGATTAGTCCTGGTTCTTTCTGAACTCTGCTGCAACTCTCATTGCTGCTGCTACCGACAAAGCCATTCCTCTAAGCCGAGGATTAGTGATCGCAATTCTTTGCGCTCGCTTAGCCAGGAGTAAATCTGATGATCTCGAAGTTCCATTAGTTGCAATGTCTTCATCATGAAGCATACATGCGCGGTCCAATTCATCTATTGGTTTTACAAAATCCAATTGAAACATTTTTGCTTCTGGATGGTTCTTACCGCGTGTCCAGTTAGATCCACAGTAGTGACCGTGAATCTTTCCAGTGCTAGGAACTTTCAGACCCATGTCCATGCCATCAAGATATAGTCTGCCACAGTCGCGCCAGCAACTGTGACCAGTGTAGCAATTGAAAGAAAGACGTTGAACTTCATCAATGATTCGAGAGATGTTTCCTTTGCTTCTTTCTTCTCTGCTCTAGCCATAAGCCATTCAGCAAACTTGGTGGTTGGTGTTTTCTTTTGTTCGAGTTCTTCTTCCATGGTAATCACGCTATTGTTTGTTGTGTCAAGTAACTTCTTCGAAGTTCCATAATTTGTGAAAGTTCAGACATTTCGCCCAGGTAAGCATCGATGTTGAATTCAAGATCTGGTATTGTAAAAAGTGCACCTGCAGCGGGAGCAAGTCCAACCCATGCGACAATTCTGGTAATGTATAATTCATCAGCCATTGTTGGGCTTAGGGAACCAAAGAATTCTTCTCGAACAGAATATGCTATGCGATCAGGAGTATCTTGTTGATTTTGCAAATACCGCGCACGACCATACAAACAATCTCCTGCAGACAAAACTTCGAGATTACTGGGATTAGCTTCTCCAAAGACTGTTGGAAGTCTATATGGTAAAGAACTTACAATTTTACCTGAAATCCAAGCATTAACGTCGAATGGAACTGATGTTATCATCAACCATTCGATTGCGCAATTTGATGGTTCAGGAGTTGGAAGACCACCGGCTCGATACATAGGAGATTGATGCACTTCTATGTTTGAAGGAAACAATGCTTTGTCTTGACTAGTGATTCCATTGATGTCTAATGTGTCCTGGATAAAGAAGCCAGGATAAAGACCACTACCAGTATGATTGAGTTGTGTATAGTATTGTCTAGTACCAGGAGCTACCGTCCAATCTTCGACACCACCAGGTCCCTTAACCAGGTCAAATCCTACAACAGGTTTTCTTAATCGCTTCACTTTAACGACCTCTTTCTTTCTGCTGATCGCTTCCAAGACTTAGCTGCTTTTTTGAATCGTACCTGGTGTGAAGTACGCGGATGCTTCTTCTTGAGTTTAGCAAGTTCCTTCTTCATGTATTGATTGTAGGCTGAAGGTTTACGAGGCTTCTTCTTAGCAGGGGTGCGCTTCGCCTTAGGTTTGGTATCGGATGCTTTAGGCGAAGACGCACCTTGAGAGAGTGCTGCTCGAATTATTCGACCTAGTTCATCATCTGTAAGAGACACTGAGAATCACCTCAGTTATCTGCAGCAGTTGATTGAATTGCAATAGCCATGAAGTCTTTTGCACTGAGGGAAACAATAGATGCATGAACTCGAACAGTGATGTTTAGATTCTTTGCAGCTGTTAGAGCAGAAGTTTCACCAGTAATGTAAAGTTGGTCGTTTACAACGAATCGGCCATCATCAGAACCCTTTCCAAAGTTATCTGGGTATAGGTCTGTTGCCATGCTCAAAAATGCGTCTGAATCGTAAGTAAGTTTCATCGATGAAACCAAAGCGCGGTCATTAGCATAAACTAAACCTCCACGGTTAAGATCGGTAAGTTGAACTTGTATTTCACCATCAGGCATTGAACCTGCAAGTGTTGAGTTTGGGTTTGTTCCTTGAACAACATAATCAACGGAATGAATTTGCAGTGCTTGACGATCACCAACGTCAACATATGACCCAAGGTCAATTGTTGCAAAGGTGTTTGTCGATGCAGCTGTAATAGTCAATCGTTCGGTTAGCGTAAACATGCTTGTCTTTCTTGTAGCCATAATAATCACGGGGTGGAGTGGGGTTTTCTCTGCTAGCGAATCGACAGACTAGTTCCCCACTCCAAATAACCCTATCATAACTGGGCCTTTAAGCATTTGCAGTCCTATCTTCGCGGCGAAGCCGCCAATCTTCACGCCACCTCAATCCCCGACCACCACCCCTATGGTAAAGTACCCACTATATTATTCTAGCCTGCTAGTTTTTTTTCGCTAATACTAAATAACATTATTATTTAGGTTGAAACATGGCGAATCAATACTCCATAACAGTGAGCGACGAATCAGCGATGATTCTGAAATCGATGAAAGAAAGCGGATACAAGGCATCCCAAGCGATTG